CGTTAAAAATGGCCATGTGTTCCTCCATGGATGGCTTGTATCTGGTGCCACCCCCCGCCAACGTGTATCCGCCCAACACAAAAGTAAGTATAGAATCATAGTCATATGTTGGTTCCTGCGATATCAGGACAGGAGTTCCGTCACTCCATATATCTGCACCAACCATTGGCTTTTCATCTTCGGGCAATTCTCCAAACTTTTCATTCATTCTATTAATAAAATATGCAACCCACTCCTGTATGGTGTCCTCTTCGCCCCCCATCGATCCGCTATAGTCTAATGATAGTTGAACAACCGCTGCATTTATAAATTCCCACAAATCTGGTTCATCCGGTTCCGGTTCTTCTATGGAACAACAACAACTTCTATGCATATTCATAACAATTCAACCAACAGTATCATGGTCCACCACCTGTAGCACCAACAGGAGTATCACAACGACACATTCCATCGTGCGCATTTGGAACATTAAAGAAATATACCTCATTGGCAATTTCGTTTGCTTCTCGGTCATCATCCTCTTCATAATTCAACACATCAGGAGCGATATGTTGCAGTGCATAATTTGTTAGTTTATACATCTGCACAATTTGACCGTGAAAGTAAAAATCAACATCATCATTTTCTCTGGTTTCGCAGGGTTCATCCCCTGTTATGAAATAACTACCCACCGGCATCATTTGGAATGCTTCTGGATAATTGTTTATTATTATAGATCCTTCCGTTCCACCTCCTGCTGGCTCCAATCTGCTTGCAGCATTAATGCCCGGACCAACAAGCACATCATCTCCTTGAGTTGTATTCAACAATTCACTAATGTTATATGCTGGATTTGTCCATTCGTCGCTTGCTTCGTCTAAAAATGTTCCCTGAAGACCACCAGGAGTCATAATGATGCTAAGTGGTGAATTTTCATCACTTATTTCTATTACATCACCCATTTCTTCTTCTAATAAACGATCCCTTGGCCAAAATTCTACTTCTCTCCAACTGTATTCATATATTCCACCCCGACCATCATCGCCTGATATCTTTTTTGCACCGTCTATGATTGCAAGAAATGCAAACTTCTCCGCAGACTGTGTTTCTTCACCCACACAGCAAATAGAATTCTTATATATTTCCCAACGTTCTTTTACATCGACCATTTTAATATATCTTCCAAATGCACCTGATTCGCGCATGGGTTTCTTAATTTCTTTTTGTATTTTATAAAGAATCTCACCAGAAAGATCGGTTTGATCGAACATTGTTCTCCAATTAGCACCACCGTTTGTTGGTCCATATTTTCCATTCGTGTCCATAGAACCCATTGTATCAATCAAATTATATTGAGGAGCATTATATGGATTACTAAAATAACCATACAATCCATTTTCGTCATAGAACCTTCGGGTGTGTATTTTCGGTGACGTATCTATACTGTCCGGAAGCAATTTATGTTCTGCTACTCGCCCCCCATCTTCCACACCACCCCACGGGTCTTGATGATAATCATATGTTATATGTTCTGTGCTATGTGTAGATGCAAAATTCAAATAATTGAAATAGGGATCATTATAATTTGGTTTGACAAGTTCATAATATGAAGAATATGCTCCATCATACCACAACTGTAAATGATTATATTCGTTTAAAATGTTCATTGCTAAAACTCTAGGATCACCAAAATTCCAATCCTCGGGAGAAATGGTTATGTCTGTGAAAAAATATTCTCTGGGATCTTGACCCAACAATCCAAAAAAGTATGAACCACCTTCATCAGTTAGCATTTTCCGAATTGATTTAAAATGCCACCCATCCAAATCTGCATAGAAAAGATAATTTACACCCTTCTGATCTTCTGTGACAGCATTTTCAGCAAGATCTGTCATAGTTGACATTAAACTCGAATAATGAACATCTTTTGCCCATGGATACATGTGTTGATTTGTTTTGATCCATACGCTATTGTGTGTGTTTTCAATTTCCATATCATTTTGAGCAAAACTATAATCTGTAGCACCGGGATTAAAATATTTTTCTGCTACTTGATTGACCAGTCCTGGTTCTTCATCAAAACTACTATCAGAAGCAATATGACCAATATAATCTTCATGCTTTGCAATATCAAGTTCTGCCCAATTCAAGTAGAAATTCTCACATGATATAAAACTCACCAGCCATCCAGCATCTGCCTTTACTACTGCACCAACTAATGCCTCTGATGCTTCATTGCCCAGTTTTTGAACATCATTGACGCAAAATGTCAATTCTTTTCTTGAATTTTCAATGGGTTCCGGTGATTCAATGACAATCTCAACCAATTCACCACCAACAAAATTGAAATAATCACCAATCATGCTGTTACCAGCAGAAGGTTCACGGAACTTTAGAATTCCACTAACCCCCGAACCAAAAATGCTTTCACTAATGCTCATACTCGTAAACGAATCACTAGTGGCTGCTTCATCGTCATTTTTTGGATTTAATGACTTTACAACATATTCCTGGTCACTCCCCAGTCTTTTGATTTTTATACTTTCTATAATAATATCAGATGGGTATTGTCGTTCAAATTTTACCATGATGTGTCACTTTATTATAATTATTCAATGATATGAGTAGTTCCTCTTGGAACATTACCCTGTATCAATATTTTAAATTCGTCTATTAAAGCCGGTACTAGATTTTTTGCAACCAATTTTATCGTTCGCTTTTCGTCATTTTTAAAAATTATATCATCTTGCGTAGTAATTGTTTTAATCTGTTCTGATAGACTCTTAATCATATATTTATACAGTATTGTTCCAGTCATTCCACAAACATTTTGCTGACTATAGAAATCTCCCGAAGGTCCATCATGACCTAATACTGGATATGCACTATATGGATTTACCATATCATTATTATATGCAAAATGGTGAGCCGATTTTGAAATGGTTTCTTTTCTTCGTACAATTGAAAACGTAGATCCGGCTGTCGGGCAAGGCGGACCCCACGCGACGGCCGCCTGGCCAGATCCTACACCCATTGATCCTGCATATTCAGGACCAGTAAAACCAATACAAGATGTAGCCCCAAAATGTTGTTGATAACAACCAGTAACACCAAACCCATCTATGGAGTTCCATTGTTCTTCGCCAGCAATTATGCTTTTTCTAAACAGATAGATCTCGTCATTTTCATTAATTGTACCCTTGGATTTCTTAACGTCTATTTTATGAAGAAGTTTATCATAATTATCAACTTCTCCATAGTTGTTTAAATCAATAGACCCATCAAGACCAACATCTCGTCGGATTAAAATATCACCTTCTAATGCATCTAAATTCTCAAACACAAAATAACTATTACCACTAAGGAAAGTATTAAACATGGAGGTTATTTCACCACCAGACTTCAACCATTCGCCATGCGGATCAACAATATTATTTGATAATAACACAACCCACCATAAATCATGATCTCCATAAAAATCAAAGGCGACATCTTCTGGTTTTTGTCCTTCTGAGACAACATAAGATTCAAATGAACCCGCATCGTCTTTGGTTTTTTGCGTAAACGAAACTCGTTTGAATATGTCTTTCATGTTTACTGAAGAAATAAAACCGCCGCTAGTACCAGCAGTTTCACTCCAACTGAAATTGAATTCTGTGTTTGGTATGTAATTAAAATACATTGTTTAAACCTTTAACCGTAAACTTGTCCCTTACCCATTCTAACCTGACTCCTGCTGGCAATACCATCTCCCAGGCTAACAGCAGGCTCAAGTTCAAGAAAAGTCAATTCCAAAGTTGTTGCTGCTGGATACCCACCAAGCGCAGCGTATCCAGAACCAGCAGAACCTTGCGTTGTTATACCAACGCGCGATAGAACGCTTGGAAGAGGCCCCATGTCCCACATAAATTGTCCACCTTTGTCACCTTTGTTTAAATTCAATACACTAATAAACCACACAGGAGGATGAATCACCCTAGAATATGATTGGCCAATTGAGCGAGATGGATATGCGAGTGTTTGAAACTTTTTTACTATATCAGTGATCCTTGTTCCTGCTCCCTCCACCTTGGGAATCAGTTGCCAAGAATAAGAATGTGTTCGGAAATTGGCTCCCCCGAAAACATTCTCAGTTTCATCCATAGGTCTATGACCAAGTGCTTGCGAAATTCCAAACTTATCCATCACACCTGTAATCTTAGTTTTCTCCAAAGCCCATTCAATGGCACCCCCAACAGTCGGATCGGTTATTCCACCTTTAACTTCTGATTGTCCTTGACTATATGCAATCTCATTGTCTGTTTTGATTTGTTGTGGCAAAGGAAGTGTAATATCTGCAAATGTCGGGCCTGCTGAAGGCGACAGTACTCTAACAACCTGTTTATTAGAATAAATTGATGCAACAAAATTTGTTCTATACCCACCCGTATCTTCTATATCATCAAATTTACCGGATAGTGGATAAGAAAGTGCTGGTGCCCTCATTGCCCTAATGTTACCAGAACCTAATTTATCTAGAGCCTTGCCTGCAAATTCATTTATTTTTCTTTGCCATGATCCCATCGTTTCATTCCTTTGTTTATGTCTATATATTTATGATGCCATACAAGACGAAATATACAATTCAAAACCCTTCAAAATATATAGGCGACCCAACAAACATAATATGTCGTTCTTTGTGGGAAAGAAGAGTATGTCGTTATTTAGATGAAAACAAAAACATTGTACAATGGGGCAGCGAAGAATTGCCAATTCCTTATTATTCGCCCGTAGACAAAAAAATACACAAATATTATCCAGATTTCATTGCAGAAATTAAAAAATCAAATGGCACAACCGAAACCTACATCATAGAAGTCAAACCCAAACGACAAACAAAACCTCCTGTTCGGAAAAAACAAAAAGAAAAAACATATATTAAAGAATGTATGACATATTCGGTAAACAAAGAAAAATGGTCATCCGCAGAACAATTGTGTAAAACAAAGGGTTGGAAATTTCTAATTCTTACGGAAGATACACTTTTACTATAATTTTTCATGTTTTTTCTAATAAATAAGAAGTAAAGGAAAAACAAAATGGCTCTACCAAATGCACCATACACAGATGTCAGTTCTGGACTTGATTATTTCAAGAGCCATTTTATATCTAAAAATGGTCTATCTAGACCCACACGCTATTCTGTATTAATAGAAGCAGACGCATTTACCCCCGGTCATGCAATATTCCAACCAGAAACAGTTTCTCTCCCGGGAAGAACTTTTAGAACATTACAAGAAAATTGGTTTGGTCCAACTAGAAAAATTCCAGTTGCCAGGGAATTTAATAGCGAAGTAATTATGACATTTCCTTTAAGTAGAAATTGGGAAGAAAGAACCCTATTTGAAGCATGGATGGATTCCCTTATAAATCCCGAAACCAACGAAACTCATTATTCAGATAACGGTCAAACTGTCAAAGGAAATATGACAGTATTTTGTATAGACGAAATAAACGAAACCCAAGCAATCTTTAAATTTGATGAAGTTTGGCCTTCAAGTATCATTCCCATGAATATGGGATTCAATATGATAAATGATTATAACAAACTTCAAATTATTTTTACTTATAGGCAGTATACTTATAAAAGTGAAAATTATCAAACCCCCACGTTTAAATAAGTTGTGAAGATTTACAAAATAAGGAATAATTATAATGAACACGTTGTCTGATTTATTATTATCAAAAACACCAAAATATAAATTAACAATACCATCTAGCCAAAAAGAAGTAAAATACCGACCGTTTCTTGTTAAAGAAGAAAAAATTCTTCTCATTGCACAAGAAACTGGTACACATAGAGACATGTTAGAGGCAATAGAAAATGTAATTGAATCTTGTGTTGATGATATTTCTGATGCAAGTTCTTTGCCCATATTTGATATTGAATATATTTTTCTTCGTCTTAGAGCAAAATCAGTGAGCGAAACAGCATCTCCTATTATAGTGTGCCCAGAAACAGACGAAGAAATTTCATTAGAAATTAATTTAATGGAAATTGAACCAACGGTTGATGAAAAACATAAACGAACAGTTGAGATTGATAATGATATCAAGGTCACATTAAATTATCCAACCTTAAAAATGATCAAAAATAAAGAAGACAATATTGATTATGACGACCCTGAGTCTTTTTATGATATTATAATTAATTGTATTGCAAAAATAGAAACGCCAGACGAAACCATTAATGTTTCAACTCTTCCAAAATCTGAAATAAAAGATTTTATTGAAAATATGAATAAAAATCAGTTTGAAAAAATACTAGATTTTTTCATTACTTCACCTCGGCTACAATATCAAGCAAAGTATACTACTTCTGATGGTGTTGAAAGAGAGGTGACTTTACATGGGATATCGGATTTTTTAGAATAGGATTATGTCATACTACTTTACAAGATTATTACATCCTATCATTTCAAATGATGCAACATCACAACTACAATCTAACTGAACTTGAAGGTATGATTCCTTGGGAACGTGATATCTACTTAGGACAGTTGATTGAATATATAGAAATAGAGAATGAAAAAATTCAGTTGGTAGAAATAGAACGAAGACGATCAAAAAACATCAGGTAAAAATATGGCAAAAAATAAAAACAAAAATATAACATTCAAAAACAGAATGATGTCGTATTTTAACCATAAAAAGGGAAACGTCAAATCACCTGATTTGACTATCATGCCCCCTAAGAAAAAAAAAGTACCAAATCTTTTAAATATAATTTCAGATCCAATTCTGCAAGAGCCAACACCAAAAACAAACAACAAGACAACGGACCAAACATACAATAAAAAAGATGGCGGACGTTACTTAAATACATTACATTCAACATTAAACCACCTAAAAGAAAAAATTAATGGTATCATAACCGCTGGACCCAACACAACAATAAACAAATATTATTCCACAAACAAAGCATATTCCACAAAAAACAAGCACATTCATATTCAAAGAAATAACAACACCAAAGAAGTACAGATACTTCCCAAAATTATAAAAATTCCTCAAAAAACTCTAATAAACACGCATACAACAGAAAATGAAAAAATCAATACGGTAGAAAAACAGGCAAAAAACATAGTCAACAATTACAATAGTACATTTCTACCACAACATCAAACAAAACAATTGCCAACACCAATGACAGAAAAAACAGTTCCACAAAAGACTAATGTGGAATTATCTAGTGACAAAAGAAACAAGAACATTCCACAAAAGACTAATGTGAAATTATCTAGTGATAGAATAAACAACCAATCATCAAAATCATCAAATCCGCACACACAACAAAAAACAAAAACTCCCGTATACCAAAAAATTACTAATATCAAGGAAATATATAACACCACAAAAAGTGCTATAATAAATAGTATTCTTAAAAACAATAAACTTGTAAAAACATTCGCTTCTACCAAAATACCACCAAAAACTACACTAACTACCAACAACACTAATGATAACTATCAAACATATAACCCAATCGTTAATAAAATTGCAAACATAAGTAATCGCACAATCAATGAAATGAAAAACATAGTTCATGTTGGAAAAAAAATAAAAATACCATCACTTGCTAAAGGTGGTATTGCTAGTAGACCTACTATTGCGCAAATTGGAGATGCTCTTTCTCCGAGTGGCCAACCCGATCCTGAAATTATAACACCCATAAGTAAAGTTCCAGAACTGTTGGCAAAAACTAAAACTTTAGAACAATCTAGCAACATAATAAACAAAACAGCAAACAACAAATCAATTGGTAGTATTGCAAAAGAAAGATTACAAGAAAATACAAATTTAAAAGCAGAACAAGAAAAACAAAACGAAGATCGCCCAAAGGGAGATGTGAACATTCAATCTAACCAAATGATTCACACTGAGGGTAAAAATCAACTACCTAAAATAGAAACAGTACGTCCTAAGGCTATCGCAGCATTGGGGGTGGAAACACATCTTCCAAGATGGCGAAGAGGAATTGGGTAAATAAAAAAGGGAGTCCCGAAAGACTCCCTTTTCCCACAAAACAACAGATTCAAATCACTCGTTCGCTAAACGTTCAAAATATGATAGAGCGTCTGTGTTCTCTTGTGTATTTTCATCAGAAGTTATAGATGTCTCTGACGTTTTATTAAAATTAACAGTCTCGGCAGTTTCTGTTGATGTTTCAATCGTGGAATGGCGAATGTCCGAACCAAGAACATCATGAAGTCGTTTTTTCAACTCATCATATGTCTTGAAATTACTTGGATCAGTAAATTCACTTAAAGCGTATTGTGCTTTCCACAATTCTTCTAATTTCTCGTCATCTCCATCAAACAATGCAGACATTGATTCAAATTCTGATTTATCATAGTTGATAAAACCAGCAATCTTACGAACCTTTAACTTGAAATTAGCACCTTTCCAAAAATCAAATGGATTGATGGGATCTTCATCTTCAAACTCAGGAGACATAGCCTCTTGGATTTTATCAAAAATCTTCTTACCATATTTGTAAAGAAAAACCTTTCCTTCATTTTGAGGATTTGCAGGATCGCTCACTACAAGAATATTTGAAACATAGTGCAAACGACGTTTACGAGCGCGAGCAAAATCCTTGTCGGACTCCACACCACTATTCCAAAATTCTGTATTCATTTCCGACACAGGATCTTTTTGTCCGAGCGTAGTTAGACTATTTTCAATGTACCAACCACCCCTACCTTGAACCCGTGTGAATAATTACTTCGCCCATGGAAGTTCTTCATCTTCTGGCGCAGGAAGGAATCGAATAACAGCATAGCCGTTACTTGACTTATCCAATTCTGGCCGCCAAAAACGTTCGTCAACATACGAATCCTTTTTGTTCATATCTTCAATTTTCTTGGTGAGTTGATCGATGCCCGAGGCAGACCGTTTCTTAAAATCAGCAAATGACATAATATTGTCTCCTTATATTTGCTTTCGCGGAACTCCCGCGTTCTAATATCGGCAGGAACTCCCTACCACTATATTATTTATATGAATTATACACCAGTTATTGACGGATGCAAGAACTAAACAGGCAATTCAGGAGATTTTTTAGGAAGAAGATTATACTCCATCCCTTCTTTTTCTAGTTTTTCAATAATGGGTTTTGTGAGATATTTTGCACCAATCTGAGGTTCTAACTCATACTTTTCGCACATAGCCAAAACCGCTTCTATGTAAGAATGCTCTTGATTTACAAGACATTCTATTTCTTTTATAAATTTATTCTGGGCTTCTTTACTAAATAACATACTCAATACCTTTTGTTGAACTTTTCTTATATATACTATATCCCATATATACAAGAAATCAATATTATTTTGGAGATTTTCTTTTAAATGCCAAGCACCAACAACAACATCACAATTGAAATTACAGGAAACACCGCAGGCATGGCAACCGACTATGGATTGGTTGGTGCTAGTTTAGGAAGCGTACATGTTCCACTCTCAAAAATGGTATGGGGCGATACTGATTATGGTTATCGGGTAGACCTTTCCAACCCCCTACCAATACAATTTGCAGGACAAACAGGCCCAATTGAAATTAGTGGTAAGATTTCTGGTCAGACAAACGGCAACATGGCTGTTACTAATTATGTTGACGGGTCAGCCATGCATTATATTGCAATTGCCGGGTCGACCAATGGATCTGATCCAGTTGGTGTGACCGGAACCGTTCAAGGCATTTATGATGGAATTCCAATAGAAGTAACTGGTAGCGTTAAATTCCTTGGTAGTATGGCATCAGATGCATATGGTAATAGTGCTGGTGTGAGAGGTATTCTTCTTCAGGGAACCTCCGCAGGTGCAACCGCAACAGTTGCTGGTGAAGTGTTCCCAGGATATGGATTCGGTGTTCCAATTGCAATTACCGGAGGCAGAAGATTAAGTTCTACAACCGATACCATTGAAGTGACTGGTTCTGTTAATGTTCTTGGGGACCGCGAACTTACCGCATCTACTGATGCAGTTTCTGTATATGGCTTTGATGGAAGTTCTGTTATTCGTACAAGTATACACACTGGTCCTGATGGTGTAACAGCAGGTTTCTCAGGAGATGCACTTAAAGTCGCTATTGTAAATGCAGCAGAAGGTATTACATTTAGCGTGAGTGTACAAGCAGTAACCGGCGTTACAAATGCAAGCGAACCCCCACTAAGGGTTCAAGGATATACTGCCAGTGCGCAGTGTGATCCAGTAATTGTCAGAGGCGAAAATAGTGGTGCAATGGAGGTCATTTCAACTAGTGGATTGGTTACCACTATATCTGGAACAGTGACTATTGATGATACAAATATAGTTTCATCCTTAGAAAATGAGGGAAAACCTCTCATCACTAAACTTAAAGATATTAAGAGCGGAACTGATAATATCCTTGATATTAAAAATGAACTAGAGAGTGGTAAGGGAATAAAGGCAGTAATATCATCCATTACTAAACCAACTATATTGCGATCTGGTTCTAAAACATGGTATGCGCCGGTTGCAAGTCAACTTCATGTTAATGCTGAATTATCGTCTGGTGTTACTATTAAACTTTCACCGAGCAGCCCAATAAATGTATTAATCGGAAGCCGAACCTTAGTAAACAATGATAATAATGGATATTTATTAGAACCAGGAGAATCAATCTACTTGGAAATAAACAACATAAACAAAATTTATGTCAAACCCGACACAAACGTTATTGACCTGGCAGCAACAGTATATTACTTAGGAAGTTAATTTTTTGTGTCTTTACGTCCATCAGCATCTAAATTAAAATCAAAAAGTGCTGGAATTATTCGTGATGTTCCAGGAGCAAACAACTATTTTATGGCTCTTGATTTTGCTATAAGTAAACAATCATACACTGACACGACAGAAATACTAACAACAAGTGCAACTGTAATCGTAAAAGGCGAGCATGTGTTATTAGATTATAGTCACCTAGATCCACATACAAATAAAACTGACATAGATGAGATTAGATATTTCTTTGAATCGACCGTTAGTAAAGATGATACAATCACACTAAGTAATGGTGAATATTTAAATGAAGCAACTGGTGATAAGACCATTTATGATATAAGTGGCACCATAACATTCAAAAAATTTGATGTGAACAACATGATAATATATGCTGAAAAAGTTTCTATGGACAACCCAAGTTCAACATATTACATTTATGATCACAAATTCTTCTTATCTCCGCTAACATGGACAACTTCATCTTCGGTTGATACTACAACTGTCGATTCTGTTAATCAAATCATCAACATATTTCCACCATCATCTAACAACTCATTCCGTAATTCATTTGGTTCTATATTCGCTGGTGATATAATTGAACTGAAAATTGATAACAAGGTATATAAATTCACAATAGAAAGTTACGATTCAAGAGAAACTGGCACAATAGGTGAAATATTAAATGTTAAAGAAAGCATTCCAACCGAAATTTTAAATACTAATTTTGTTGGAACTAAAATATGGAGTCGCCTTAGAAGAAGAACTACCTCTTCCCCAAAAGCAACAGATCCTTCAAAAACGATAAAATCAAGACCAAGACTTATGCCGGGTGTAGCAAGTGCAGGACTCGGTTTACCGGGTGTAGCAGGTGCAGGACTAATTGATGCAGTAGGGGGTATGTTTACCTCCCAGGGTATAGGCGGATGTTGCTGTTCAGGGCTTTGTCTTAATGGTTCTGAAACTGACTGTGCTGAGTGTGGGGGTACATGGTGCCCGAAGAAATGCGATGACCAACCCGGAGGCGGCATCAATAGTAAATGTGAAGGGTCGTATAATGATCCTGACCAGGAAGATTGGTTCTGCTGGAAGGCTGAGAAGGATGCTACTCAAGCGGCGACTCGCCCAATCGTACCTATCCAGCGTAATGCTGCGCAGCGTAATGCTGCCAGGCAAGAAGTAGAAGACACGACCGAGGCGATGATGCGAACATCTGGTTCAAATCGTAGACAACAAACTTCAAATACAAACATTTCTGCTATTGCAACAGCAAAAAGAAAACACATGATATCTGGTTCCCCCACAATTTATGTAAAAATAGAATTAGATAAAGGAGGCAACGAAGTATATACTTTTAAACACACAGGATCACCAAAAGGTAAACAAAGCGACACACTTACACTTGAAACCAACAAGACTTATAAATTTATACAATCTCATAGGTCAAATGGTGTTGCTGGTTTTACTAATCGTGACCATCCATTAAGTATTGGAAGTTGTGTGGGTGGTCAGAACACCAACCAAAGAAATATGAGTGATGATTGTGAAATGAAACATCTCATAACAAGATCAGGTAGGAATCCCGGATTGGGTGGTTCTTATTTTTACTTTGGTCCGGTTCCATTTTCAAAATCACTTCACGCTTTTCATGCCGGTCACGGTGGAATGGACGCACAAATTATAGTTACTAGTAGTAGTGCTAGTACTCGCGCATCAACACCACCACTACGTTCATTTGGTCCACCACCTGTGGGTGCAGGACTCAGTGATGAAGAAGGTGTGCCTGTGGATGATACTCAAGCGGCGACTCGCCCAATCGTACCTATCCAGCGTACCGCTACCAGAACACAGAATCAGATGAGGGATCCGAATAGATCAATTAATCCTGTAAAAACACAGAATCAGATGCGGGATCAATCTCCAAGAGGAACTTATTAATAATAGATTCTGCAACCCATTCCTTAGAACCATCTTCATATTGAATCTCTACTTGAGAATCTTTTGATTCTGTAATAATTCCAGTTTTATATGATTCTTTGTTTACTACTTTTTCGCCAACATTATACATCCATACACTCCTATAGTTTTATTAGACCGCCGTAATATATTATATATTATCAATTGGGATTATGTAATGTTCATGTGTGTGTAGGTTTACTTTACCGCGTGTTGGTTTACCATACCAATATAAAAGTTCTTGACTATTATCTATATCCCTTGTTGTACTAACTTCTACACATCGAGTTTTTAAATTTATTTTCATTTCCACATTAGATTCTTCTTTAGTCGCAGAATTATTATATAATTGAACACATCCACTAGACATTATATATTTATCTTCACCCCCGTAGTGTATCCTACTGCTAAAATCAAACTGCTGCTGCTTACATTTTTTGTCCCCACTTAAACATTTTATAGAAACACAATGTTCACGGATGCTGCGACACACCGTTTTGTCTTTGATCTTGTAGTTAGTTATTATAAATGGGGCCTTTTCAATCAATGTACCTTTTGATATATCAGTTGTCGCAAACACACCATATCCATGTAGTTGACTTTTGCCAACATAAATTTTTGTTGATGTTGGAATTATGTTACAGTATTCTATTTGTTCACCCAATTGACTTTTTTTATTCATGTGTGTTTTTCATCCCACCATTTGCAATATACCAAACACCGAACACGCCTGGCAGGACTTGAACCTGCAATCTACGGCTTAGAAGGCCGTTGCATTGTCCGATTATGCTACAGGCGCATAAGTACGAGCGGTGGGACTCGAACCCACATGTCCAAACCGGACAACGGATTTTAAGTCCGTCGCGTATGCCAATTCCGCCACGCTCGCTTTCACTCTACACTTCCTCTAAATTCACTTTAAAGATATAACTATCACCCGACTCATGCAGATGACCACTGATACCAGTCTCCCGAACAGCAGACATAAACTCTTCATATTCTATCTGAGTCCATGTTCCACCAAGGTCTAAGTCCTTCGGGTTGTTATAGAAAAAATCTTCGTCACCCACAGCATCTTCAAACCTATCTCGGGCAGACTCAAACCTATCAGGAGTTTCCCAAATCCAGTACTGAAATCCATATTCTTCTTCAATTGGAATTCTTGTCATTACTATATTTCCCATTTTTCAGATATATCTCCACCGAATAATTTACCAACCAAATACTCGGCAAACTGTTCCTTATAACTCTCCCACAACTCTGATTCTTCATGTGTTAACATACGATACTTGTTATAGAAGGCATTTTCAAGTTTTAATTCTATGTATTCAGACAAAGGAGCAAACATTACTCCTCCTTTCACATCACAACAGATATTCGTTATAGTCTCTCCCATAACGTTCTAGTCTGTCCCTAACGCTCATCTCACGGAGATTCACCACAGGGTCTTCTCCGTAAACATCAATACGCTCTTCTTCTGTCATATCAAACAGAGAAGTATCAAATTCCACTTGCGAATCTAACGATTCTGCCCATTTTTCAAACATACTCATCTGTTTTTTTCTCCAACTTTGATTTGTTTACCAACAATAAATGATTTGCCACCAATTTGAGTACCAAAATCTCTTTTTGCTTTTCTAGATTTCACATCACCGACACCATAACCACCTACTCTTTGAATTTCGCCCTTTTTGATACTACCAGAAGCACCAGTGCCATGAAAATTAGAACCGGTCTTCTTGGACACGGTAAGAATCGAGTCTTGATCGTATTTCATACCCAATTTCATAATGTCCTTCTTCAATTTTCCGAAATTATTAGCAACTACCATGAATGTCTTTTCTTTTACCTTGATTTTCTTGCCTTTATGGTCTTCAATATATTCACCGCTAACAGGAACCGCTGTGTTACCAGATTTTTTAATGTCTGTTCTCAACTCTTTTGCTCGTTTCTTATTTTCTGATGGTTTTAAGTCGCCCCGATGAGCAGAAATGAATGCAACAGATCTACCTTTTTCAATATGTG